CATACTCTCGTTGATACTGGCGTAAAGCCTCTATTCCGTCGCCACATTTTACGGAATTGAACCAAGTTCGGGGCAACATCTGGCGAATTGCTTGGATTCCGTCCTGCAAGCCGATGTTCGGCACCACAGACAAATGGTTGATGCCGAGGTGGTCAGCCAACTGCTCTACGATGCTGCGCCCCGTTTGAAGCGACTTCGCCCGTGCGTCATGCGGCAGGTGATGCTTGCCGTAGGTGTAACCCTTGTTAACGACTACCTCCGCAATGGCGCGGATGTCTGCACCCGAGACGGCGAAGAAGTCGATGACACGCACTTCGCCGCCCACGACCTGATACCACCAGATAGCCGTGTCGTCGCGGTAGCCCAAGTCCCATGCGGTGTGTACCGGATACCCCTCCGTAAAGACTACACGCTCGTTAATGCGCGGCTCTGCCTGCCGCATCTCTGTGCCAAAAAACGCACCGATAATGGCTGCTTCGAAACTGCACTCGTACTCTTGGAGGTACTGGTCTTCCGACAACTGCGCCTTTGCCGCGTTGAGTTCACTCTGGGGCAGCAGGCCCGAATCGCTGGCAGGCAGGCGCAGGACAAACCACTCGTCTGGGATGCGCCGTGCTGTCTCGTAAATGTCCCAGAATTGGTTCTTGCCCTTCGGCGTACCGGCGAACACAGCCCAGCCTTGTTTGTCGGAGAGCGCAGGCCGGATGACATTGCCAAACACGCTTGGCTTGAAGTCGCCGTACTCGTCCATGTACACGCCGCTGAACCCGAGGCCGCGCATTGCGTCTGCGTTGTCTGCGCCGAATAGACTGACCTTCGTCCCGTTAACGAGCGTGATGGTCATCATCTGCTCATTGATGTCGTTGATAAGCGGCTGGGCGTAGTGCTTGAAGTAGTCCCACGCAATGCGGCGTGCTTGGTTCTGGTAGGGAGCGACATACCCGAAAAGGCCGTTTGCCCCCTTGTACATAAATGCTGCGCGGATGATGTCGTTAACCGCTGCGACAGTCTTGCCAGCACGACGATGCGCGACTAGGCAGGCCCACCGCTTTGTGCGGTCGTGGAACGGCATGAAAGCCCGTCTAGGGCGATACGGGAGTTCTACCCGCTGCTTCACTCGGGCTTGCCCCAAGTCGCCTCAATCTCAATCTTGCTGCCATCCGGGCCGCTGTGTTCGTGCCGTGCGAGTTTAGGCACATGGTATTCGAGTAGGTCGCTGAAGCACTTGAACGCAGCCTCTGCGCCCTTCTCTTGGTGTATCTCATCTAGCCACCCTTGGAGGCGGTCTGCGTTGCCGTCTACGAAACGAGAAATGGCCTCCCTTGCTGCTTGGGTTGACTTGTTAGGGCTTCCTTTGGGGCGACCTGCTGGCATACCGTGGTTAATATATCTTGATTGTTTATCTGATGAAACAGTTTACTTCTGTTACTTACGCTCTTGCTGTCCTTGCCCGTACAGAGTTAACCCTGCTGCAATTTTGGTGGGCGGCAACCGTAGCGGTGTTTCTGGGTAGAACTCATCTGCCAAACCTTCTTCCATAACCCAATCAGGGAGCAAGCCGGTTTTTTGCGGAGCATATATCGTGTCGGCAGCACTTGCTTTGCGGTTCTGTTCACCATACGGGCCGTAGTTAACCCAACTGTTTTGCCCCCGTGTTTCCGAAGTTACCGCCTTACGAGCCAATGGGCTGTACATAGCCAAGTGCGCTCGCCAAGCGTTTTCTTCTCCGTCTGCGCGAAACCCGTGCCCATATTTAAGATGCCCGAAGTAGTCGTGAACGATGCGGAATATATCGTTTGCGGTAACCGGTACACCGTCAATAACCTCGCCTGTTTTGCGAAGTAACGGATTGCCGCTAATATCTACATCGGCGCTTTTTGTACTGCCAAATCCGCTCTCAGTTGGAAACACCCACAAGTGATTGTTGTCGCGCACATCCATGATTGCGGCGCGAGGGCTTTTCGCATACGGGTCTTGCATATCGGGGCGAATAAACTCGACCTTTAGACCGGATTTTTTAATCTCGTTCCATTGGTCAAGCGTCTCGTCAATCATCGCATCGTATGCTGCCTTAACCTTTGGGTCGTTCGGGGCGTGTGGCATCGCATCGTAAGCGGCGGCAATTTTAGTTGCTCGTTCGGGAATTACCTTTCTAAAGGTTTTCGGTGGAGCGTAAGAAGTTCCCCGGCGTGATGCGTAACTTTCCGCAGCCTTTACGGCTTTTTTGGTAGGCCCGGAAACATAGGTGCGACCGGCAACGGAGAGGGGTTCTGTTGGGGTGCCGATGAGGGCAGGCGTGCCACCTGCTGCCCGCGTAGCCGCTCTCTGTGCTTCTGCCATGCTGCGATTTCTTCCGGGTCGTCCAAGTGACTCAAATCCGGGGATTGACTTTGCATATTCAACGCCTCTTTCAATGGTGGTTCCGATGCGTGTTGCAGGGCCAACTGGGTTTACAAAACTGGCTGCAACATCGCCAATCGCTTCCATCGCATTGTCTGTACGCGGGTAAGCAAGTCCTGCTCTAGCGGCTTGGTCAATCATCCAATCTGAACCGCCAATGGGGGTTTCTGTCGGATAGCCAGCCGCAGACATACCAAGCGCCGAAATGTCTACAGGCGCTCCAAGCATCCGATATGGCGCACGGCTTGCGCCACGCCCAAACGCCGCTACTGCTTGACCTTGTTGAGCAAGGGAAGGCACCGCATCACCGGGTAGCCCAAACCGCTCTTGATATTCGTCGGGCCGCGTTGTTCCCGGTGTGTTAACAAACTCGCTAGCACGGTCGCGCATCTGCTGGAGGTATTGCAGCGCGGCAGCATACCGCGACGGTTTTGGCTTCGCCATGGTACGATAATGCTACTCCTCCCACAGAGAGTTGCAAGCATGACTACTATCTCCGACGAGTACCGCGCACAGCAGGTCGAACTGCACACAAATCCTGCTTACGGGGTAGCCTCCCTCGCCTTTGCGCCTCTCGTCGCCAAACTGGCTGTGGATAACTCTATCCGGTCAATTTCCGACTACGGTGCTGGCAAGAAGCACCTTCAGACCGCCCTACAGGGCGCAGGACTGGAGTTTAACTACCACCCCTATGACCCAGCCTTCCCGTCTTACGGGCCTCCCGTAGAGGCTGATATGGTCTGCTGCATTGATGTGCTAGAACACATTGAACCTGACCGGCTTGACGCGGTGCTGGACGACCTCGCCCGTATTATGCCCCGGTTGGGTTTCTTCAGCGTCCACACGGGGGCGGCGGTCAAGGTGTTAAGCGACGGCAGGAACGCCCACCTCATCCAAGAGCCTGCGCGGTGGTGGCTTCCCCGGCTCTGTGAGCGGTTCCACATCCACCATCTTCAGCACCATCAACTCATGGGTCAAGGCTTCTGGGTCGTCGTCAGCCGCGCCTGAAGCCACGCAACCGTTTCGGCAGGGTCACGGGCTAGGTACCACATCCCAAGCGGCTCAAACGCCATCTGGAAGCGTTCCTGACCCCTTCGCAATTTGCCCTTCGGGGTCTTAATTTCGAGGAACGCCGCGAAGCCGGGGGCGGTCACCAGTTTGTCGGGTACGCCTTGACCTGCCTGTCCCAAGTCGTAGACCGTAAATCCTGCCGCCCTGACGGCTGCGGTGATGGCGGCATCGTTCGCGTCACGGCGCGCGGCGTAGCGCATCAGAAAGACCCGTCAGCCCATTCGTACCAGAGTTTGTAGGCGCGTACAAATTCCTCCACGCCTTCCCCAAGCAACATTGCTTTGCCCTGCGGCGGCACGAAGAAAAACCGCGCTATCCGTAGCCCCTCGTCCGTATCCCCGCGCACCACCCACACTTGGAAGTTTGGCGTGGCAGCGAGTGCCTGCAAGGTGCGGCGCAGCCCTTCGGACATCCCCTCACCCTCGCGCTTCCATTCTAATACGAGGAACTTTCCCTTGCGCTCGATAATGCCGTCGATATTGCACGGGCAGGCTTTAGGGTTGTTTGGCAGCAACCCTAGGAATGCGCCGTAATCAATATGCGGCGCATCCCGGTTTTTCATTAGCCGCTCAAACTCCACGGCGTTTGTCGTGCGCTGCGCGTTGTGGCGATACCCAACCTGCGCGGGTCTTGACCCAGCCGCGAGACTTTAGCAGTTCCGCGCTACCGCACGCACCGCTGCGATGCTGAAGGATGCTCGACGCGCCGAAGAACTTCTGACCGCATTGTTTACAGGTGCGGGTCATCCGATTTCCTGCGCCTTTTGGATGAGTCGAATTGCCATCGTAATGTTTTCCTGCTGCGAAACATCCGACTGCATCACATATACCGCGTTAATCATCGCCTCGCCTGCGGTGTACATCCGCTCGTAATCGTCGTTCGGGCGACCACCAAACAACCCGTAATCGGGGTCAACTTCCTGCATCCGTTCGTAATCGGGGTCGGCTTCCTGCATCCGTTCACTCGAATCCTCGATTGCAGCGTCCATGTCGGCTACGGTTTTTGTCTGGCACGCTATTTGCCACGACTTGCCATGCCCGTCGGCATTTGCCTGCGTCTGATACGCCTTCAACGCATCCCACATATCGTTGATTGTTAACTTCACGATTGCACCTCTCGCTTTTTGAGTTTATTCAAGCCGCGTTCACCAAACAGTTGGCGAACCATCGACATCAGGTGCGGGTGACCCAGCACCTCGGCTGCATCAACTGACCGCAACGCGGCGGCAGTCGAGTCCCGCAGACGCTCCATCGCATCCGGGTCAGGGTTGATGGTTAATCGAGCAAGATATGCCTCACAGAGTTTGAGCCGGTTTAGCGGGGTCGGCTCCAACTTGCCCCAAGCCCTCGCGTTCCAGTCGTCCTGTTCAGCGTGACGAGCGACATCTGCGGCGCGTTGCTTATCGGTCTTCTCAACCTTCTCGCCCGGACGGGGTGCGGCCTTCTTCAACTCGAACAGCCCCTGATACTGGTTAGCAATGGACTGCTCGACCACGGCATCTTGGTCAGCACCAAACCGCGACAGTTTGAGTTTCATCGCGTGTTCGCTGACTTCTTTGATGGGCTTGCGGATGGCCTTGCGGTAGGCAACCCATCGCTCCCATGCGGCTTCGTCTAATTCGTGCATAAAAACCTCTCTGTGGTTAGACAGGACAAGCGTAACTGTTTACGGAGGTTAATGCAACGACTTTAGTTTAGGCTTCTAGATTCAAGACTGATTCAGGCTAAAGATGGTCTAAAAGGAGGGTCTAGACCCTGATGACTGATGGTGAACTCTGCACGGTTTAGACGGAATACGCCTAAAGCGAGTCGTGCAGAATTGATGACTGACGGAGCCACCCTGCTGTCGGCTACTTTTGCCGGTTTCCCGGTGCCATTCACGCTTCCCGACTAACGCCGCGTGCCTACAGGCTGGCTGCCCCGATGTAGGTTTAAGGAAGGTCTGTGCGTTGTTTCCCCGACCAGACTGCCCGAGCGTCGGAGGTAGGCGTTTGACAAACCGTTTCCCCCGGTTTATCTTGCCTTTACCTCGACCAGCATTCCGAGGATAGGGCTATCCCCCCGCCCGCGTCAAGCCCTCCTTCACGGAGGGTTTGTCGTTTAAGGGTTGGCGTCCAGAGAAGTCCTGTAGCGTCCAATCGCACAGGAACCCGCGCCAGAAAGATTCTGGCGGCTTTACAGCAGGGGTAGGGGTCAGCCGGGGGTAGGCGTAGAATTGGCTGTAATCGGCGGGGTGACGGCTTCTAGAGCCTTCCATTGCCAGACCCGCATTGCAGGCAGTTTCCCTGCCTTGACCCACCTGCTGACGGCAGGGCGGCTGACTCCCAGTTTACGGGCAAGGGCGGCTTTGCTACCGGCAACGGCTAGGGCGGCTTGGATGTCCATGAAGCGGTAAGTTAACGATGGTAAAAATAAATGCAAGAGGATGTTGACATCGGTTAACAGCAAGCGCATCATGGCTCCACGGTCACAAACGACCGGTAACCGGAGCAACAGATATGCGACCCATCCCCCAACACCTGCCGCCCTCAATTAGATGGGCAATCGCAGCAGGTGAATCCAGAGCAGCCCGTGACCTTGCGATGAAGCACGCAAGAGCGCACGCAGACATCCGTGCAGCGTTTGTTATTTGCGCTCGAACCAACCAACGGCTGATGTTCCAAGCCCTACAGATGGCGAGGGCAACAGTATGAAAACCGTTGGCCTGTACCTGTTCTCGTTTGCCATGTTTCTTGCCCTTGCGTGGCTTGCCGTGAGGACTTTCTGATGGACGACTGGCAACAGCAACGCGAATGCGAGGAACGCCGGTACTACACCGAGCCGGTCATCTTTACTTGGACGCAAGCCGATATCGACCGCCACAACGAACTGCGGCGCGAACTTAAACGAATGATTGAGGAGAGCAAGAAATGTCGGAACTTCTGAAAATCAATGTCAACGAACACCTTGAGAAAAAGGGCAACCTGTCTTACCTGTCATGGGCATGGGCGTGGGCTGAAGTGTTGAAGGTTGACTCCGGCGCACAATGGACGGCGCATGAGTGGAACGATAGCCCCGTGATGTACCTGCGAAACGGCACGGCAATGGTCAAGGTTAGCGTTGAAATCAAGGGCAACATTAAGACCTGCATTTTGCCCGTCATGGACAACCGCAACCGCGCCATCGTTGACCCCGATGCGTTTGCCGTGAACACCGCGACGATGCGTTGTCTTGCTAAAGCCATCGCCATGCACGGGCTTGGGCTTTACATCTACGCGGGTGAGGACTTGCCAGAGTCGGAAAAGGCCGAACCTAGCCCCGAGGTGTTGGCGCAGATTGCGTCGGCGGCTGATGCTGCTGCGCTCGTTGTCCTCTTCAAGTCGCTTGACCCCGCCATCCGCGCAACGCACATGGATGCGTTCAGCGCACGCAAGAAGGAACTAGCCTAATGGAACAGCGTACAGACGACTGGTTTGCGGCACGGCTTGGCAAGGTCACAGCCTCCCGCGTTGCGGATGTCATTGCCAAGACCAAGACCGGCTATGGCGCAGGTCGCGCTAACTATATGGCTGACCTTGTGGTTGAGCGGCTGACGGGTCAGAAGGCATCTTCGTTCAGCAATGCAGCGATGGAATGGGGGACGGAGCAGGAGCCGAACGCCAAAGCCGCCTACGCCGCAAAGACCGGGATACTGGTTGAGGATGTCGGCTTTATAGACCATCCGACTGTTGCAATGTCTGGTGCCTCCCCAGACGGTTTTGCCGAGGAAGGTTTGATTGAGGTCAAATGCCCTAACACCGCTACTCACCTTGAGTATGTGTTGGCAGAATTTCCCCCCCTTAAATACTTCACGCAGATGCAATGGCAGATGGCGTGTGCCGGTAAGCCGTGGTGCGATTTCGTGTCCTACGACCCGCGCCTGCCCGAACGGCTGCAACTGTTAGTCGTGCGCGTTCCGCGTGATGACGACTACATCAAGATGCTTGAACAGGAGGTAACTACTTTCCTGCAAGAGTTGGACGACAAACTTAACAAACTAGAAAAGGTGACCCTGTGAATAAGCAGTACGACAACAACAACCGTGGCGTTTTGTTCAAGAACGACCAGAAGGGAAACGAAAAAGCGCCTAACTACCGTGGCTCTGCCGTCATCGACAACATTGACCTAAACATCAGCGCGTGGATTAAGCGCAGCAGTAAGACCGGCGATGCCTTCATGTCCCTCAAGTTCGAGCCGAAGCAGGCTGCGCGTCCTAAAACGATGGAAGAACAGAACCCCGAGAAGTTCAACGACGATGAGGATTTGCCGTTTTGAAAATCTTTATCGGATACGATAGCCGCGAGGACATCGCCTACGAGGTGGCCCGTGCGTCCATTCTGGAACACATGGAGGCAGAGGTTGTCGCGCTTCGACTAGATGACCTGCGGGAAATGGGGATGTACTGGCGCGAACCAGACCCGTTCTCATCTACGGAGTTTAGTTTCAGCCGGTTCCTTGTGCCTGCGCTCTGCAACTTCAGAGGCAATGCCTTGTTCATGGACTGTGACTTTCTGGTACGGCACAGTCTGAAGCCGTTGCTCGACTTCAACAATCCTGATGTTGCCGTGTGGTGTGTGCAGCACGACTACAAGCCCACATCTCTGACAAAGATGGACGGGCAGGTACAGCGCCAATACCCGCGCAAAAACTGGTCGTCGTTTATGTGGTTCAATTGCAGCCATCCGTCAATGGGTGGGCTGACACCCGAAATCGTGAACAGCGAAACCGGGATGTACCTGCATCGGTTCATGTGGGTAAACGACCGAAACATCGGTGCGTTGCCGCCGACCTTCAATTACTTGGAGGGCTGGCACACACGGGCGCAGGTTTCTGACCCGACTTGCGTGCATTTCACCGAGGGTGGCCCGTGGTTCGATGAATACCAGAATGTCGAATACGCCCACGAATGGAAGCAATGGGCTGGACGGGTGAGGGCATCCGAGCGATGAAACGCATCTTCCCGCGAGGCACCAGACCCGACGCTATGGCATCTGTCGTAACGCGAATGGTGTCTAACCTTGACCCGCTAAAAACATGGGCGGTCGAGGTTACGGAGTGGAAGAAGCCGCGCACCAACCAACAAAACAAATTCCTGTGGGGTGTTTGTTATCCCTGCATTTTAGAGGGCGGTGGCGAGGCGTTGCGCGGATGGACACGCGATGACCTGCACGATTACTTTCTGGGCGAGTGTTTTGGATGGGAGACATTGGAAGGGTTTGGCAGGAAGCGCCTGCGACCGCTCAAGCGTTCCTCTGCGCTCGACAAACAAGAGTTCAGCGATTACTTGCTGTTTCTTGAAACAAAGTGCCTTGATATGGGCATCGTGATACCGGAGCCGTCGTATGAAACTGCGTAAAAAAGCCCGAGGACGCGGCTGCATGGTGCGTATCCCAGAAGTGTGCAACCACAATTCTGAAACGGTTGTGCTGGCCCACTACAGGCTTGCCGGAGTCTCCGGCATAGGCATGAAATCGCCCGACATCCTTGGAGCATGGGCCTGTAGCGCGTGCCACGATGCCATCGACCGTCGAGCGCATACCGACCTCGACCGGGACTATGTGCGCCTGCTGCATCTGGAAGGAATGGCTAGGACAATCGCACAACTTAACCGGGAGGGGTTGATATGACCTTTATGGTCGATACGCCGTATGTCCCGGCTTACATCCGCAACGAATTCCTGTATGACCACCAGACGGGCAGCGGGGAGTTTACCCCCTGCACCATCTTCGGGTTCCGGGCTGAACCTGCACGGGTACCCATGTTTAGCGTTATGGCGGCCTGTGGGGCGCAATGGGCGAGGGTGCCTATCCATGCCCTTGTCAGCCGCCCATGCCCCCCAATGGCTTTAGAACTCGTCTGCTGGTGGGACTCCTTTAGCCGCCACGCCGAGGTCAGGGAAATGGAATTCTTGCGGGGTCACCGTGTCCGCGCCCGTGGCAGGGACGGAGTGTGGAGGCCGGGGGTCTACCTGTTCAGCATCTTCTGGCACAACGGGGGATGGTCGGAGGTCAGCGACCAGAGCAAAGACCATCACATTGTCCGGCTGGAGGCTGGGCCGCTTATCGCCTACCCCAACAACAAATTGCATTGGGTTGACCCGAGCCATTTGTCGGGCGACCCGCCGCGAGATTGGAAGTCCCCGTCACAATCCTACAGCGTGGAGGCACTATGGTCAGATGGTTCGTCAACTGGTTCCGCAACCTAAAGGCACGCAGGCACTATGAATGGAGCCGCGTCCCAAAGCCCAACTGGGCGTGCAGCCGAGGCTGGCGCGATACTTGGTAAACGGCTGGAGAGTCGTCTAGCGGTAGGACAACGGACTTTGACTCCGTTAACGGTGGTTCGATTCCACCCTCTCCATTTTGAACGGTTTAAATTGCACGAAATGTTTGCCGTCGCAGCGGCAAATGTTATCAAGCAACCCGTTTACCGTAGCATGACCGCAGCCCCATCCCTCGCCGTTCCACGGGCAACAAAACACACAGTTTTTGCAAACTTCAGGTCTTTCGTCGGAGAAACTTGAGGTAGTCCGCTCCATGTTCCGGTTCCCAGAAAACCTTAATCATATCCGCGTGGTGAGACGGCAAACTTGGGTTGATGGTCACCAACGCACAGGGCGAAAGGGCGTTGTCCCGAAAGCCTCTTTCTTTCGCGTATCGGTCGTAAACTTTGTATGACGCAACTTTTAGCGCGTGCATAGTGATGTCAGTAATGGGGTCTTTAAGTACGCTGTAGGCCGACTCATGCTTGTGACCCGCAACATAAATATGGTCGCGGGTTCCCATGATGGCGGCTTTCATCGAACCATGCGCGGGGTTCCAAATGGATGACCCTGCGTGGTCGTGACGGCTGTTGATTCGCACTTCAGCGCCGTTTGGAAACTTTAAATTAATTCTAGCCTCTGATGATTTATAAAGGGCTGATTGCTGACGAGCAATCCAACGCATCGGGTCACCCGCTCCGCTCCATAGGTCGTGATTTCCGGCTAACAACCACAACCAATCACATTGCCCCATGAACCACTCTGCCAACCGCCATGCCTGCGCCGCAGAGGTGCTTTGGTCGCCGTATAGCCTCGCTAAACGCCCTACCCAGTTGTTAGTGGTATCCCCGACATTGACTGCAAAAAGCCCTTCAGTAGCCTTTACGAGCGCCGTATGGCGTTCCAACGCTTCTATGTCGGTGCCGTCGTCATCAACATGAGGGTCGCCAAAAAACAGCAGCCCTACAGCGCCGGGAATCTTAATGCGGATGGGGATAAGTTTGGAGGCTTCTTCGTGGTCGCGCTTGTGAACAAATTGACGCTTGCGATGTGCAATCAATTCTTCAATCGGAACATCACTTTCGGGAAGCGGAGTAAACGAATATTCTTCTTTATCGACAAATCTTAAATAATTAACTTCGGGAATTTCAATGCCTTTTTTACGCATTGAAACTAAACGGCTTGCAAGCGCACGAAGGCACAAACCCAACTGAACAGCCGCTTTGGAGCGACTGCCGTTACTGCTTTTTAAAGCCGCAATTATTTGTTCGTCTGTTGCTTTTCTTACGGACATTTTTCATTTCAAATGTAGTGAGAGATTGTTGAAGGAGATGGCCTAATTGGTCAACAAACTGTTCGTCCGTAGAAAGAGGATGTGACATCATGTCAAGCATCGCGTGTACCCATTCGTGGCAAAAAACCTGTTGAAGCGCAGTAACCCGAGAAGTGTTTTTTATTTCTATTCTTAATAGTTGCGGCAACCATATTCCTACGCAATCTGAACGCTTCCAATCTTTTGCCGAAATAACAACAACATCAATTTGATGCCCCAACAACGAAAATGTTGATGGAATTCCAGTTTGCATGACTGGGTTATATCAGACTTTTCTTTCAAAATGAGGAACATCCTTGAACGACTTCCAGAACCCGCCCCATTGGTTCTTGGGGTTGAGGCTCTGCCAATACTCACCAACCGGCGTAAGAGCAGGGATGTCGTAGGTCAGTTTGCCGTCCTTGAAGAAGTTAAGGTCGATGGCACACCGCTTGAGGTGGATGCTGTTCATCGTCTTGCTGCGCCCAGTCTTGACATAGATGGCCTGCTGTTCCGGGGTACGGGCAAGTTCACCGCCCGTGACGACAAAGCCCAGTTCAGTCGCCTTGTTGATGAGTTTGGCGACATCCAGCAGGAACGCCGCCTGTTCTTTTACGAGGCTCATTTCATGGCCTCTTTCATAGCATCGGTCTTTTCCTTACTACCGACGCTGCTACCGAAGTAGTACGAGACGACCTGCGTAGCGACCGCAGACAGCACACCCAAGATGTAGATGAGGATGTCTTTGCGGCTGGGGTCAATCGGACTTGCTTGGAACAGCACAATGCCGAAGAGCGTGAAGGTGATGCCAAGCAAACCAAGCGCCAGAATCGGCGTGATGAGTTTGTTTAGCAGCGGTGCCTTGTCGGATGTGACAATCTGCGTCTCGCGCACCCGCGCATCGTTGGTATCCTTCAAGAGCATCTCAAGTTCAGCGAGGTCAAGTTTGTCCTCTTCCAGACGCAACTTGAGCAGTTCTTCCTCATGCTCCATCTGGGCAATCTGCACCCGCGCCAAGTCCTCGCTGGACATATCGGGCTTAAGTTCCACGCCCAATTTCTTCTCTACGAAGTCCTTGCCCTTTGCCAGCACAGCGTTGGCAACAAGGTTAAGTCCGTTGCCCAGAAGCGGCGTTAGGATGGCTTGGATTGCGGCAGGTATCACTTAATGGACTCCAGCCACATCATCGTCACCGTGCCAAACGCGGTCAGCAGGATGACGATAATTGCCCCGCCAACCTGCATAAGCAGGCTTTCCAGACGCTTTAGCCGCGCATGGATGGCTTCGTAGCGCACCGCGCAGACATCAATGTGAGAGGTCACAGTCACCTCAAGGTCTTGTACTGTGGTCACGGCTCCCCGTCCTTCACGACCTGCGGCTCTGCCTGCTCCTTGATTTTGACGACAAGGGGCCACGCACCGCTGCTCGTCGGCAACTGCCCAAGCACTTGCAGGATGGCGTTGACCTCTTCCGTGGTCAGCGTGAGGTTAATCACGGCGCCACCCACGGCAGCGGCGGCGAGACGATGGGCGGGTTCTTCTGGGCCTCAATCTGGCCCTCCACCGCAGCCTCTGTAGCGTTTTTGTCCACGCCGTTGGCCCAGACCCAGCCGAGCACTTGGTCGAGCGTAAGCGAGGCATACGGGGTAAAAGCCTCGCCCTGAACGACGGCAAACGAGGTGGTCGAGTAGACCTGCCCCGTGTAAGCGCCATCCACGCCCGTGCATTGCCAATGGGCGGTAACAACATAGTCAGCGCCTTCAGCAGACTGCGGGAGGCAGTCGAGGACAGAGATGTTCCAAGTGATAGTGGTCATTTATTTAGTCTCCAGTTGTGCAACACGCGCAGTAAGTTCTTGAATGGCTTTAACCAGTACGGGAATCAAGTCTTGCCGCACAGACTTGTACGGCTCCTCACCTTCTGGCGCAGGGTCTTTCCATTCGTCAACAAGGTCAGGGAATACCTGCTCAAACTCTTGAGCGATAAAGCCACGGTCATTCTTGATGTCTTTGCCTTTGCCAGTCTTCCAGTCAAACTTGCGCGGCTTCAATGCAAGAACAGCATCAAGGCCCACATCCAAGTCACAAATGTTTTCTTTATACCGCTGGTCAGAAATGGCGCTGATGGTTGTGTTGACGGCATTGATGACGCCAGTTGTAGTCACATAAAAGCGATACGAACTTGTTGCAGTTGAGTAAATATCCCAGCATGAGTAAGACGCGTTATTTGCTGCGGTGACAACAGCAGGGTCAAAATGTCCAGAAATTCCTATATTTGCAAAAACTTTAAACCCTTCACCAGAACTGGCTGACGTGCTTGTCGTACCAACCAGCAAATCCCCCCCGCTCGTGATGCGGGCGCGTTCGGTGTTGTTGGTGACAAAACTAAAAGCGTTGTTCGTAACTGAACCCAAGACGCCAAAACCCCCCACAGTATCAATACCAAAAGTGTTTGTGTAAGAGGCGCTTCTAGTGCGGACTTCTGGATAAGCAGTTCTAAAGACATCAAGCGCCACCGTTGGACTCGTCGTCCCGATGCCGAGGTTGCCGGAGGAGTCGATACGGGCGCGTTCGGTGTTGTTGGTGCCGAATACAAGTGGTATTGCTGCCGTGGTGTCAACCGTCAGTTCGTTCGCGGTGGTGATTACACGGCCTTTCGTGGCTCCTGCTTGCTGAAGATAAAGGCCAGACCCAGAAGATGCGTTGTTAATGGTTGCAATTGTGTAGCCGCCAATTGCCACGGGGCTTGTCGCCCCGATGCCGAGGTTTGTCCCATCAAACACCAGCGCCGTCCCACTCGTCGCCACCTTGCTGCCGTTCAAGAACAACACGCCGTTGGCGGTGCCGCCGTTGAGCGTGAGGTTGCCGCCTATTGTGGTTGCGCCCGTGATAGCCGCCACACCGCCTACAGACAGCGCAGAGGCGATGGAGACATTGGCACTAAAGCCAGCGTTGCCGACAAAGGTCGAAACACCGCCGACATACAACGACGATGCAATTGACACATTGGCAAACCGCGCATCACCCGCGCTGTTTAACTGCGAGACGACTTGGAAGCGCGTGCCGTCATAGACGACTACCACCACCTCACCGCTCTTGATGTCACCCGCAGCAAGGGCCACAGACCCGTCACGGGTCACAGCCTTTGCACCAAGCGAGTCGATGTTAAGCGTCACCGCGCCCGTGTTATCTCCCGTGGCGACGAAGTAGAACATCTGTCCGGCAGCGTAGGCGGCAACCACAGGCGCACCCACAGCCGTGATGGTATCCGTCCCAGAGACGCTCGTAAGCAGTTTGGTGACCGTAGACTGCACCTGCGACAAGTTCGCAGAGTCCGTGGCGGCAGAGCCGACCCCAAGTCCCGTGAACTTGTAGGTGGACATCGGGATGTTAGCCGTAACCGTCGTCTGCCCGTCCTTCGTGATGACGGTCGAGAGGCCGGTGGCAAGGTCAGCCGTCAGGGCGTTAAACGCCGTGGACGAGATGACGGTGCCAGCGACTACAGGCTGGCCTGCCGTGTTGATAAGGAATGTACCCGAGCCATTGAAAGACATCTGTGATTACTCCTGTTCTTGACTATTAGGCGCGGTCAACGCGCCATATGTTGCGCCCGTCATGCCACGACGGCGAATGCTCGGGGGGCGTTCAAGCCTGTTTTGAAGCATACGACTTAATGCAACCGAGCGAGTTACTGGCCGAGCAAGCGGCAATCCCGCAGCCAATATGCCGGGAGCGCCAACAATCGGAAGCATTGATGTTCCACCCGCTGCCATCGCCGCATCAAGTGCGCTTACGCCGGGGCTTCCATAAGTTTCTGGCGTAACACTTGCTTTAGGAAAATTGCCAGCAAATTGAGCAGCAGTCCGCAAGCCTCCAGTCAAGGGCTTGTCTGCTTTCAACTGTGCTGCAAGTTTTTTAGCGTTAACATTGCCAGACAACTCAAGTGCGTTTTCAATGCTGTAAGTTTTAGCAATTCTTGTTCGCGCATCATTAAATTCGTTTATTAACTGCGTATCGCCAGACTGCGCGAGACGGCGACTAATTAACGCCTCCATTGCATCTGCTGCTTTGCGTTTAGCCGCTCCCAACGCTTGTTCTTTCGCAGTTGGCGCACCAGAAAAATGCTCTGTTGCTTGTTTGCGCAAATTGCTTATCAAAGTAACTGCGGTTTCAGAATCAAAATTTGGTTGGTTTATAGCATTAACAAGTCTGTTAATTTCTTTTGCACCAGCCAAAGGCAAATTTGGAAAAGCGCGTAACAATTTTTGCGGTTCCGCATTTATTGCGGCGATGTCAGAATAAAAATCATTGTCCGCAGAAAAAGCACCAAATGATTTAAGTTTTTCGTAAACTTTTCCAGATTCTTTACGAACTCGCTCTAATGCGGTTTTGGTAATTTGTTCACCAGCAGGCAAACCAACGGCTTCGGCAGCAAGGCGATTGGTAACCTCTTGGTTTTTGCCGGAAGCAATCTGTTGCAACGCTGCTTTGCCGCTGACGCTTTCAAG